GCGGGGGAAACTGAGCCTGGAGAAGCTGCAAAAGACGCAGATGGCAATGAAATAATATTATGATAAAGGTTAGGCTTCCAGACGGTCGTTCAGTAAAAGTAGATACTGAAGATGAAAGTGTTGCTAGACAGAAGGCTCAGGTCTTTTATGACAACAACCCCATGCCTGTTGAGCGTGGCGCACAGTTTGGCGAAGAAGATGTCAGTGTCGCAGGAGAGATTGCTCGAGGCGTAGGTGCTGGACTGGTTGGTGGTGTGGAGGGTTTATCTAGTTTACCCGCAGAACTAATAGATTACTTTTCAGATGACAGCAATCAAGCTGAAAAAGTAAGAAAGTTTTACGCCCAGTTTAAGCCAAACACATCGACCACCGTAGGCGAAGCTACAAAGTTTATTACTCAGTTTGCCGTTCCAGGCGGTTTAGCCGCAAAGGCTGCTCGCGCATACAAGTTAGGCAAAGCAGGTGAACTTGGCGCCTTTGGCCTTGCAGATATCGCTGCAACAACTCCTGATGTGGAGACACTTGGTGACTTCTTTGATGGAGGTCCAACAAAGCGTATAGATACAGAAGACCTTGAAGGGTCCGAAAGAGCAGCCGCAGAGCTTAACAACAGAATTAAAGTTGCCGCAGAGGGCGCTGGTTTTGTTCTTGGCGCACCATTGCTTCTAAAAGGTATTGCCTCTGGCATAGGCGCCGGAGCAGATGTTCTTGCCAAAACAGATGTGACTCAGAAGGTAGCTAAAAAAGCTGAAGGCGCTTTAGATGCCATTAAAGATAGAGAGAACTTGTATAGGTTGACTGGAGTCGATGAGACTTTAGAAAACCCTCAGCTTAGAAAAAGAGTTATAGATAAAACATATAACAGTTTAAAAAATAACTTAACTTTCCAAGGCAGAATGCCTAATGAAGTTGCTAAACAACTTGACGCAATCAAGATGCAAGACGTAGCGGCAAGCAATCAATTAGCAAGAAACAACTTTGAAGAAATAGACGGCGCCTTAAAAGCATTAAAACAGTCAGGCGACCTTAACGAAGTAGATGAAAGAGCAATTTTAAACGCTCTTAATGACTTTATGTTTGCCGAGCCAAAGAAGGGTCTTAGCCGTGACATGGTAAAGCAGAGAGGCAAAAATGTTCTGGAAAGCTTTGATGGAAAACTAAGATCAAAGAAAGTTAAATCTTTATTTGGAGACAGGAATTATAGCTTAGTTAATTCTGCTGCTAGATTTAGGGAGGGTATAGACGATCTTTCAAGAAGTTTAGCCGCAGAAGATCAGTTCCTTAATCCAGAGTTACAAAAGCAATTAATAGAAACCATTGGCAATACTAACGTAGGCTATTATGGAACTAGGCTTTATAGAACCATTAAAGCTAGGGACGGTTATGTTCCAAACAAAGAGCAGATAAGCGCTGCTTTAGAAGAACTACAAGAAGTAGCTAGACAATCTGGTAAAGAATTATCCGAGTCAGATGCCATGTCTCAGCTCAATGCTATACGGAGCACAGTAAACTTTCAGAACGCTAAGATGAAACCGAACATGATGTTCGAAGATGATACTTTGAGAGGTGTCTCTCAAGGCGTTTTGAAAGGAAGAAAGCTTGATAATCTTCCTGCAATTAGAGATTTCTTAGGGGAGTACTCAGGCGGTTCTGACGTTGTTGGGAGAATAACCAGACAGGGCGGTTCGTATGATGACAGAGTTATACGGCAGCGAAGCTTAGAAGAACAAAGAATAGGTTTAAGAACTAAGGCGGTTGAGACTGTTGATGTTATATCGAAACAATTAGCTTCTGCCAGTTACTTTAAAAATCTTATCAAGTATAACGACTCTCTTCCGCAAGAAAGCAAGTTCATATTAGATGCACCTCCTCCTACCTTAGAAGGTCTTGATCAATATGGTCGAATAGGATTTGGCTCTAATCAAACCGGAGAGATTACTGAGGCCATGCGAATGAAGTATGGTCCTCTTGCAGGCAAGTACGTTAAGAAAGATTATCTTAGAGCACTAGAAGATGCTCCAACAGCTATTGGCGATGGCCCCCTAAATAAACTGTATGCTACTTTCCTGGGATTAAAAGGTATGTCTCAGGTTGCCAAGACTGTGTACAGCCCTATCACACAAATAAGAAACGCTACGACTGCTGCGTTCTTTGCATTAAAAAATGGAAACTTCGGTAACGGAGAGAACCTGCTTAAGTCAGCGCAAACTGTTTTTAGTCAGATTGGACAAAGAGAAATCGGAGAAGGTTTTGGTGTTGCAGGAAGTAACTTCAAGGCTGGATCAAAGCAAGCTATTGATGAGTTTTACCAGAAGATGATAAGGCTTGGAGTTGTCAACTCAAACGCAAAAATAGGTGAATTTGAAAGCTTGTTTAAAGATGCTCTTGAAGCAGAATCAGGCATACTTGGTGGCAAGGTAATGAAAAAAGCCTTAGAAATTGCGGAAAATACTCAGAACAGGTTTGCCGGTAAGTTGTATCAAGGTTCTGATGACATCTGGAAGATATACAGTTATCAGATGGAGCTTGGTCGATTAAAAGATGCCTTTAGTAAAGGCGCAACAAATATTCCTGTAACAGATCCTAGAAACATTTTAGATCTTCAGCGCCGTGGCATAACGCCATCGCAGCTTAAAGGTAAAGAGCTTGATACTTTTCTTGAAAGAGAAGCCGCAGAGATTGTAAAAGATACAGTTCCGAACTACTCAAGAGTTCCTGAGTTTATAAAGACATTACGAAAACTGCCGGTAGGAAACTTCATTGCCTTTCCTGCTGAAATTATTCGAACCAGTGGTAATGTTCTTGGTAGATCAATCAAAGAACTATCCAGTGAGTCTGCGGAAATTAGAGCCATAGGAATGAGAAGGTTGATGGGCTCTATTGCTGTAGATGGAGGTATCGCTGGTGGCCTTTCGGCAAGCGCAATGATGCTAACCGGAGCAACTCAAGAACAAGTCGAAGCCTATAAAAGATCTTTTGCTATGCCGTGGGAAAAGAACGCAATGCTTATCCCCATCGGTACAGACAAGGACGGCAAGATTACTGAGATGTATAACTTCTCTTACACCAACCCTTACGACTATGTGACAAGGCCAGCAAGGGCTGTTCTTAACGCAGTCAACAATGGTGTTGCCGCAGAAAAAGACTTGACAAGTATTGCTTTTGATGCTGTTTATGAAAGCGGAACTGAGTTCTTTTCTCCGTTTCTTAGTGAATCAATCGTCACCGAAAAAGGTCTTGATGTTTTAAGAAATAAAAACAACTATGGTGGTCAGGTATACAACGAAGCTGATCCGCTTGGGTTAAAGTTTGCTAAAGGTTTTTCTCACATAGCTGAAGGCTTAACGCCTGGAGCTTTGCCGTTTAACATTAAAGGTGACATTTCAAGTCCAATCAACTTAAACGTAGAAGTTAAAGACTTTCCTAGAGCAGTAGGTCAAATGCTTGGCGCTAGTGAAGAGGCTGGTGTTAACAGGAAAGGACAAAGACTTGATGCTGCGGGTGAAATTGTAGAAGCATTAAGCGGTGTAAAAACAATCAAGCCTGATTTAGAAAGAACCTTAGAATACAGAGGTTACGAAGCTGCTCGACAAGTTAGAGAAGCATCCCGCATCTTTAACCAAATCGCTAAGTCAAGAGGTAATGCAGACGCAGAGTCAATGACTAAAGCGTATATCGCCGCAAACGAACAAAGGTTTAAAGCATTGCGTGACTTAAGTGTTGCTATTGATGATGCGAAAAAACTTGGTCTTGATAAATACGCTATATATAAATCATTAAAGAAAGCTAAGACGCCTCATATTAAAGACCTTCTCTCTAAGCGTTTTGTGCCATTCTTTCCAAGCTCTGAGGTTATTATTGAAGCCAGAAGAAGCGCGGACAATAAGCTTTCTAATCCAATCGATATGAGCGATATACAAGAACAGTACAGAGATTTTGCCCAAAGGCGATACACTCCAAAAGCTATTGAAGAACAAAGAGCGCAGCAAGCGCCACCTAGTATCATGCCACCACCTACGCCAGGTGCTGTGCCTCCACCAAGTCCGCCACCTAGCCAGTCTTTGTTTGACCGTGGCATAGATGCACTGAGAGATATAGAATTAGACAAACTGTTAGGTTCCTAATCTCTTGCTACCACAACGCAAAAAGAAAACCGGAAAGTACTTTGCCCAGAAGGTTGAGTACGATGGTGTTAAGTTTGATTCAAAGCTTGAAGCTGCTCGATACAAGATCCTCAAAGCAAGAGAGGAGGATGGTGAGATTGAGAACGTTGAGGTTCAGGTTCCTTATGAATGCGTGGTAGAAGGCAAGAAGATCTGCAAGTACATCGCAGACTTTAGATACTGGTGCAAAGATCAGTATGTGGTAGAGGACACCAAGGGTGTGCTCACTCAAGTGTTCTCGCTAAAGAAGAAACTTGTCGAAGCTTTACACCCTGGCGTCATCATCCAAATCATCAAGGATCCGAGAGAGTGGCCACCTAGAACGGTACTTGATCCTCATCCATCACATGCACATTTACGAACTCAGCATCAAACGTGTTCCGAATGTTCTGAGCAGAGCCCATCATCAGATCAGGATCAAAGTTGGTCTTAGATAGTTCTCGCAACTCAGGACTACTAAATGACTGTTTGTCAAGTCCTTTAGATACCGCATTAAAGAACACAACTATTCCAGATCGATAGGCGATCTTGTCGTCAGTGCTGTCCTCTGGGATATGCTCAGCAGGAACCAGCGCAGGCATCCATAGGTGCTCGCTACAGCCATCTTTCTGCTCTTCAATGGTAAGACTCTTGCTGAATCTATCGCACCACCAGACGGCTCCATTTGAGTCTGTGATGGGCTTTGACTTGATGCAGTTTCTACAATTCACAGATGAGGGCAAGCGCCGTCCAAGATAAACCTCACGATACACATGCGATTCATTCTTTAATCGCCAATCCTTTTCGCTCATACCATCAGGGACTACATCACTGGTGATCAATCGATGTGCCTTTTCTTGTGCCTGTTCCCATATCGATGGGTTGTAATCAATAAGTTCA